GTCATTAGTTGAGCATGAAACCCTGGAAACCGCCTATAGGTTGATTCTGAATGTTACATAATTCTTTTGTGAAACATTCGCGTTTAAAGCACTTCATTTATGGGGTGCTTTTTCTATGCTTAAAAAGGATTGATGAGCTTGAAATACTATGTCTATAGATTCCTTGATAAAGACAACAACATAATCTACATCGGGAAGACAAATAATCTTAATCGCAGAATGACCGGACAGCACTTCTCTCATCGTGGTCACTTAACTAGAGAGTGTTATGTTGAGACAGAGAAGATAGAATACTCTCAATACAAATCAAGCAACATGATGAGCGTATATGAGATATTCCTTATAAATAGGCATACTCCACGCTATAATCAGGAATTCAACTATGCAGAAAGCATGGACATAGAGCTACCAGAACCTATGTGGACAGACTATCCAATCACTGATGCTATGCGTCATGCGATCAAGGCAGAGGAGGATGAAGCATACTGGATAGCTAAGGACCTATATGACATAGAGAGTTGGCACATGTGCTTTGCTGCCCTTGGTGGTGGACTGTAATAGCTTGTACTCCTTAGCCCTCACAAAATAAAATGAATCATTCTTAGTAGAGAGTGCGCAAAAAAAGTAGTAGTGCTGCTAGTGGTAGGGTAGGGGTAGTGGTGGCATGGTGTTTGTAGTGCCAGGTGGTGGTGCTTAGAAAAAAAGTAGGGGGGGAGGGCATCTTCGGGTGTCGCTCGTATCTGTGTATATACCTCCTAACAATTATAATTTATTTTTTATAACCGAAATAGAACAATCATTGCCTAACGTCCTAACAACTAAAATAAAAAATTTACAAGACAACATCCCTCCTAACAACTACAAAATATTTTTTATAAAATTTTTCAATAAAAATAATGTGAGGTTTAAGTGATATGACAGAAACGGAAAAAGAAATCCTAGAAACCGTAGATAAATTCAAAAAAGAGTTTTGCGCTAAATGCAAGGAAACTCCATTTATGATTAATGGGATAGCGTCATGCTGTGATTGTAGGGTAGATGATTTTGAGGAGCAACTAATGCGTAGAATTAAGTATTATTTTGCATCTAGGTAAACTGATTCCCAAAAATATTTTATAAATTTTTTTACAGAAACTTGCCTATCTGCCATGTGTAGAAAAGGGTGTTAGATGGGCAGAGTGAGGTGTTAGGAATGGACGAGTAGTTATTGATTGCGTATTGGGTCTAAGAACGTATATATAAACGAATTACATGCGAAAAACCCTACACACTTAGGGGGAGTAAGGCTGAGTGCCATTTTTGGAACGTGTCGTTTTGACACCTAAGTAATGCCCATTGAAAGGGCTTTTGAGGTGGTTAATTTGGATAAAAAGATAGTTAATTTCTACAATGATGAGTCGGATATTTTACCCCTTCCTCCAGGTTCATACATTGTTCGAGAGAAGTCTCCTAACGGAACGAACTTTATGACATTAAAGATGCCTGACGGGGAAAGCGAATTGGTGGTCGATTCTTGGTGGAGTAATCCAAAGAAGCCTGCCAAAAAGGATAGAGACCCTCCTAAGCATACAGGAGGGAAGAAACCCTATATCATGCTCATGGTTGAAGAGATTGAGAAGTTGCAGAAGTGCGGAGTTAAGAATGTTGCAGAATTGGCAGGGTACTTAGTTTCTTTAGGAAAATATGTTGAGTGGAATACAGGTAAATTAATTCAAACGCGAACAAAGAAACCTTTAAAATACAAAGAACTTCAAACAATATTTAATTGTGGTAACAAAAAGCTTAACCGTTTATTGGGCGACATGAAGGAACACGAACTCCTTTATTCAACTGATAACGGTTATGTTATTTCTTCGAGACTTATCAAAAAGGGGAAAATGAATAAGGAGGGCGATTGATTATGCCTAATAGAGTTACGACCTACAGTCAAGCATTTCTTGGAGTATTGGGGATGCCGATTGATTCCAAGATTAAAAAGTTTTTAGAAAAACTAGAACAAGCAGGGCACGCAGAAAAGGGAATTAGCTTCAGTATTTGGAGAAGTCAAGATAAGTTGAATGCTTTTAAGGGCGACCATAGATTCATGAGTATCTTAGAAAATGAAATCAATAAATGGTCATGGAAAAAGGGCGACCCAAGATGGGATGAGTATTGGAACCAAAAGAACGAAAGAGCTAGGGCAGAGAAGATTAGAAAAGAGATAGATAACTACTATTCAGATGAAAAAGAACTTAATGAGATTGATAAACGTGCCAAAAAGCTTCCCAAGAAGTTTAAGGGGTACGTTTATTTTATTCAAGGTATGTGCGGTGGAGCTATTAAAGTAGGTTATTCAGCTAATCCTGAGAAACGCTTAAGAGAATTACAAACCGGATACCCTGATACTCTAAAAATACTTCTTATGATTCCTGGAAATGAAAGCACAGAACACACCCTACATAGGCAATTTGAAGCATCAAGACTTAAGGGGGAATGGTTTAGACCTGATGATTATATTATCGCAAGGATTAAGGATTTAAAGATTAAGTATAATCAGGCTGATGTGGTGAAGTCCTGATGAATAACTTCCTCAACAAAATAATCCAAGGTGATTGTTTGGAGGTTATGAAGGGTATACCTGATAAGTCAATAGATATGATACTGTGTGATTTACCTTACGGAACAACCCGTAATAAATGGGATAGCATTATTCTGTTAGATAATCTTTGGGAGCAATACTGCAGAGTTATCAAGGATAATGGAGCAATAGTTTTAACCGCGCAAACTCCTTTTGACAAGGTATTGGGATGCAGTAATTTAAAATTACTAAGATATGAGTGGATATGGGAGAAGACCTCTGCAACAGGTCATCTTAACGCTAAAAAAATGCCAATGAAGGCACATGAAAACATATTAGTGTTTTATAAAAAATTGCCAACCTATAACCCGCAAAAGACATTTGGACACAAAAGAAAAGTAAGCAAGGCAGAGCATAAAACAAACTGCGTAATGACTTCTAACTACAACAAACATGGATTGACATCATACGACAGCAACGACAGATACCCAAGAAGCGTTCAAGTATTTTCTAATGATAAGCAGAAACTTGCGCTTCATCCTACACAAAAACCTGCAGACTTATTTGGATATCTAATTAAAACCTACACCAACGAAGGTGAAATAATTCTCGACAACTGCATAGGCTCCGGAACAACCGCAATCGCCGCCTTAAATACAGGGCGATTTTTTATTGGCATCGAAAAAGATGAAGAGTATTGTGCAATCGCCAACAAGCGAATAGCGGACCGCTTACAAAATGTTAATTTCCTCCTCTCATTAACTCCTTTTTCTAAACCCAAAACCCCATGATTTCAGCGAAAAAAGCTCGTCTTACGTTGTAGACATGCAACTTACCTTTAAACCGGAAGACAAACGTTGGTAGTTGACGTTTAATGGATAATTCAGTACAAGGAGTGAAAAATACCATGCTTGAGTTAGATTCAATAATTACAAATGGTTATGTAGATATTCAAACTATCGAACATTTTACAGCAAGGGGCTATGTATTCGTATGTACTGTTCCCGCAAAATCCGCTCACCCTCATGCAGCGATAACGGATAAGTTGAGCGTATTTGCCAAGTACACTTCTCCTTCGATAGATAATAATTGTTCCGAGGGAACATTAAAGATGGATTGACTATGAATTCAGGAGGACAACCCATGGGAGAAAATAGAGCGTGCAAATGCTTTATCGAAATAGAACCTAACATTCGAGTAAACTGTGCAACCTGCAAGCGATGGAACTATGATTTAGGTCGATGCAGGGACGAGGAGATTGTAGTAGAGAGTCAAAGTCCTGAATCGAAAGTTGGTTGGTGTGATTGGTGATAAGGAGTGAAACCTATGGCAGAGCAAAAAGTTAAAAAGGAACCGAAAAAAGCTGCTGCCAAGCCAAAGGTAGAAAAGCCAAAAGCAGAGGAGCAACCAAAGCAGAAGAAAATGACTCAAGCCCAATTGGCTGCCTATTATGAGCAATTAAAGCAGGAGGCGGCTAGGAGGGATGATGAGTATTGGTTAAAGTATTACGTTAAGATCGTTAATAAGGATGGCGACACAGTACCACTCGTACTTAATGAAATCCAAAAGAAGATTGACGATAAGATAAAAGAGTTGGAGGCCCAGGGAATTCCTGCGCGACTCATTATATTGAAGGCTAGGCAGGTTGGTGGTTCGACATATATTCAAGGTAAATTTATATGCAGAATCATTAAACATAAAAACAGAATAGCCCTTGTAGTCGCCCATCGTGATGATAGCACGAATGCGATTTTCGAAAAGGCTAAATTCATGAACAAAAATTTACCAGATAATGTTAAACCACTTCAACAGGCATCTAACGCAAGAGAACTTATATTTGATAGACCTCCTCATTATAAAGGCAAGCAGGAAGGTCTTAACAGCAGAATCAAGGTGCAGACAGCAGGTAGTGAAGGTATTGGTCGTTCCGATACTCATTACTATGTTCACCTTTCCGAGTTCGCCTTTTATTCGGGCAATCCAAAAAAGAGCTTAACGGGTATCCTTAAATCTGTTCCCAAAAAAGTAGGAACAATTGTCGCGATTGAATCAACTGCCAACGGAATGAACGACTTCAAGGACCTTTGGGATAAGGCCGAGGCAGGGAAGAGTCAATGGGTTCCCATGTTTTTCGCTTGGTTTGATAGTTCTGAGTACCAAATGCCGGTGACTGATGAAGTTGCAAAAGAAATCACGCAGACCATGGAAGACTCTAGGAGTCATGATAATAATTGCGATTGCCTTCCTTGTTATCTGAGGAAAATATATGATCTTTACAATCTAAAAGTTGAACAAATAGCCTGGTATATGTGGTCGCTTGAGAACGATTGTAATGGAGACAGGGACATTATGTCCCAAGAGTGCCCTTCTTACCCATCGGAGGCGTTCCTCGCGACAGGTAGACCGGTATTCAATAGCAAACAAATTATGCTACGAATGGAACAATTGAAAAAACAATACAAAGAAAAACCTCCGAAACGAGGTTCTTTTTTATTCGAGTGGAACAACCCTGAAACCAAAGATAAGATCAAGGACGATTCAATCAGATTTGTCAATGGATTCGGCAATTATATTCACATTTATGAGGAACCAAAAGCAGGACATCCTTATTGTGCGGGAGGAGATACGGCTGGAGATGGGGCTGATAAGTTTAGTGCAACGGTTATCGACAACTCCAACGGAAAACGTGTTGCAACCCTCCACGATAAGATAGACCCCGATACCTACGCGCACCAAATGTACTGCCTTGGAAAGTATTACAACACAGCATTACTGAGTATTGAAATTAACTTTGATATCTACCCTGTCAAGGAATTGGAACGGCTTAACTATCCAAAGCAGTATAGGCGTGAAGTCATTGACGAAGTAGGCCATAAAAAGCAATACAAGAACGGTTGGAAAACCGATTCAAACACTCGACCAATGATTATTTCAAATGAAATCGTCCTAATCCGTGACAACATCGAACTCTTCACTCACATCGACATGCTTTCCGAATGCCTAACCTTCGTCATTGACAAAAACGGCAGACCCGATGCAGAGTCAGGCAAACATGACGATATCCTAATGAGTGACATGATAGCTAATGCAAGTAGAACCCAACAGCGATTCACAGTCGAACGCAATGCCCAATTCGAGCTACCTCCCAATATGAGCGAAGAAGAGAAGGCGAGAGTCAAGGCTAATATTGAGTTCAGTGATAAGTATGTAGAGATGGCTAAGTATCGGAGGAAGAAGTAAATATGAAAGTCAAAGAGTTGATTGAAATACTTTCTAAGTTAGACCAAGAAAAAAATATAAAAACCGTAGTAGCAGATGGATATGAATACAAAGATGAAACAGGAACGCCAGAAGTAAGAGAATATAAGGAGTTCTGGATTGCGTCAAACAACGGAGGGTATTATGGCATTGAAATGGCCTTCGGTGACCCTGATAGAGACAATGATAATACAGATTTTTATGTATTAACTTAGCTTCATCAGAAAACCAGAACACCGTGGACGTTTTGAACGACCTCGGATTTTTTATGTCTAAAGAGAGGTGAAACAATGTCGCTACTAACTAAGGCGAAAAAGGTGGCTGGTAAAATCATGGGCAAAAAAGAAATGGTAGTCGATGCCGAGCAAGAAGAGGCAGACCGCGAACTTATAGAGCAATGGCAACCTGTATTCGAGGCAGATAAACGAGCTAAGGCACCCTGGGATAAGAGGTTCGATGCTTGGGAGAGCGTATACAATGCAGGTAGGGACTTCCAAAATGTTGAGGATGAGCTAACCAATTCCAACAGGAGTCCACGCACGATTATCAATTTCCCTCGAATGATAACAGAATCCTTGGTGAGCTTGGATGTCCCTGACCCTGACTTCAAAGCTATAGCTCAAGATGATGAGGAGTCTGTTGAAATCCTTAAAAACTATGTCATGTATGTGGTTCGTTCTGCTCAACCATCCCTTGAAGAAATCAACCTCCACAATGAACGTAGGGTGATGAAGTTTGGTGGAGCTTTCCACAAAATCCATTGGAACAACAACGTCAAAAAGGCAGGTTATGTCGGGGAAATAGAAATCTCCATGCCTCACCCGAAAGACATTATCCCGAACCATGGGGCAACATCAATCGACGACATGGAGCATTATCATCATCCAAACAACCGCACAGCCAATTACATTATTCGCAAATGGCCACATATCACAAAGGAAGTGCTTGAGAATAAAGCTCAACTCTTTCATGAGTATGACGAAATGAGTGGTTCACAGCGAATAACCGTTTCTGATCAAGACGCAGGAGATCAGGAAATGGGGTTAGCTAAGTACACCATCGTAGAAACATCCTACAGAGATGAAGAAGGCGACATATGCAAGCTATGGTGGTCTGGTGACCTAGTAATTAGCCATCTACCAAAGTTCTTCCATCGGAGAATTGAGGGAGAGATTGCCAATACTGAGGAATACGAAGGCAAAGAGGTTGACTATTATGTTCCAAAGTCCTGGGATTTAATTTATCAGCCATTTATTCCGAGGGACAAGTCCTTTTGGGGAATCTCCATCATGGAAGATATTCACGACATTAACGAGGCCATCAAAAAAGCGGTTTATCAGCATGAGGAACAGCACTTAAAGGGAAATAAGAAGATTCTCTGTGACAGCCAAGAAGTAAAGATTGCCCTTGAATCATCTATCTCTAGTGTGATTTACGTTAAGGACCCGAACCAATCGACAAAAGAAATCGACATGAACAGCA